CCGTAAGGGCCAGGCGCTCATACTTGAGCCCGTCGCCGTGCTCGGCGACGGGCTCAAGTATGAGCGCCTGGCCCTTACGGCGGCTGAGAGCCAGTTGATCGATCAACTCAAGTGGACGGCCGACGTGGTTTGCTCGGTTTTCCACGTCCCGCCGTACAAGATTGGGCTCGGCACGATGCCGACCTATAACAACATCCAGGCCTTGAACGTCGAATATTACTCTCAATGCCTGCAATCCTTGATCGAGGCCGCCGAGCTATGCCTGGACGAGGGTCTTGAGTGCCCGATCGGGCTCGGAACTGAGTTCGATATCGACAATCTGCTGCGGATGGACTCGGTCACGCAGATGACCGTGCTCGCCAACGGGGTCAAAGGCGTGATCTACGCGCCGAACGAGGCCCGGGCGAAGCTCGACCTGCCGCCGGTCGATGGCGGTGACAGCCCGATCGCCCAGCAGCAGAACTACAGCCTGGAGGCGCTCGCCAAGCGCGACGCCGCGCCACCGCCGACCGCGTCGGCCGGATCGGTCGCGCCGCCGTCATCGGGCGATCCGGAAACCCCGCAGGACGAGGCGGACCCGAACGAGGAAGCCGACGCGGCCGACGCGGCGGCGAAGGCCTTCGCGGACACCTTCGGCAGCTCGTTCATGGAGGCCCTGAATGCCTGACATGGAAGCTATCGCCGCCCGGCTCGCGGCCGATCTCGGCTCGCGGGTTCTCGGCGAGTTTAAACGGCTTGAGAGCGAGCTGACCGCCCGGATCGATGCAACCACCGTCAAAGGCGCGTTCATCGACCGGGAAGGCGCGCTGGTGCTGACCCACGGGGACGGCTCTACGCGGGTGCTGGGGCCTGTTGTCGGTCCGCCGGGGGCCAAGGGCGAGGACGCCGCTCCGGCCGATCTCGGGGCTCTGGAGCGCCGCCTAGAGGCCGTTGAAGGCCGGACGGTGACAAACGCGCTGATCGATCAATCCGGATGCCTGATCCTGGCGCTGGGCGGCGGCGGCGTGCTCTCGGCCGGCAAGGTCGCGGGCTCTCCCGGCGAGGACGCCGCTCCGGCCGATCTCGGGCCGCTTGAGCGGCGGATCGGCGAGCTTGAAGGGCGGGCGATCACGAGCGCGCTGATCGATCAATCCGGATCGCTCGTGCTCGCGCTCGGCGGCGGCGGGACGATCTCCGCCGGGAAGGTGGTCGGCCGCGACGGGACGGACGGCAAGGACGGCGCGGCGGGAGCCGCCGGAGCGCCCGGGCTCGGGTTCGATGATCTCGGCTGCTCGCTCGCGGCGGACGGCCGGACGCTGATCATCCGGTTCTCCCGGGGAGAGCAGGAGTCGACCTTCGAACTGGCTATGCCGGCGATGGTCTATCGAGGAGTCTACGAGGTCGGCCGAACGTATCTGCCCGGCGACACGACGACGTTCGGCGGCTCGGCGTGGGTGTGTGGTGCAGTCACGTCCGATCGGCCCGGCGAAGGCGACGCCTGGACCCTGGCTGTCAAGCGGGGTCGGGACGGGAAAGACTTCGCCGGGCCACAGATCAAGGCGCACGCCTGATGGCCGCGCTCGTCACCCAGGAGGAAGCGCTCGACCAGCTTCGGCTTCAGTCCACCGCGATCTCGGCCGAGGAGCTGATCGATGTCATGGCCAAGGCCGAGCAGGCTTCGGCGATCGTGATCAACTACCTCAAGCGTCCGGACCCGGAGCTTAATCCGGCCGACCCGCTCCGGCCGTCCCCGTTCGCGCCGACTGAGAGCCCGCTCGGGCCGATGCCGAACCCGCCCTATGCGCCGACGCCATGGGACGCGAGCAACTGCCCGCCGCTGGTCAAGGGGATAATCCTGATCGTCCTGACGAGCCTCTATGACGGCCGGACGCCTGACGACGCGCTGCTGTCGGACCCGGTCTGCTCAGCCCTGACGCGGATGCGCGATCCCGCCCTAGCCTAGGAGGCCCGCCATGATCGGCCTGCTCGTTACGCTGCTGATCGGCCTGCTGATCCTGTCCATCGTCTGGTGGGTGGTCCGGCAGATGCCGATCCCGGCTCAGTTCAAGTGGGTGGCCGCCGCGATCGTCGCCCTGATCGCGATCATCTTCCTGTTGAGCTTGATCGGACGGATTGAGGTTCCGCTGTAGCCGATGTGGGTCCGCATTCTCCGGGACCGGAGAGTCCGGCCGCCGGGGCTGCCCCGGCTCGCGATCCAGTTCCAGGCCGGGACCGAGGTTCTGACCAAGCGCGCCTGGGGCGAAGCGCTCGTGCGCGACGGCGACGCCGAGGAGATCGAACCGCCGCGCCGTCCGGGGAGCTAGCACGATGTTGCAGAAGCGGAATCCCGGGCTCGCCGGGACGCTCCGGGAGAGCGTGACCTTTCAGCGCCGGGCGCTCGACGCCAACGGCGACGCTCTTGGTCCTTGGACGGACCAGTTTGCGACCCCTGCCCGGGTTCAGGCGCGGACCGGCGGCGCGCGGGTGCCGGCCCGGCCGACCGGCGAGGAGGTCGTTGATGACCGGATCACCGGGGTTCAGCCGGTCGAGATCACCATGCGGCTGAACCTGCTGACGGCGCAGATCGACACCGACTGGCGGGCGGTCTGGCTGAACTGGCCTTTCGGGGTGACCGCCGTCGCGGTCGATGAACTCGCGTCCGTCGTCACGGTCATGGCCACGAGATACCGCGATGACAATCTCAGCGAAGCTGGTTGACGTTGACGAGCTGAAGGCCCGCCTGCTGCGGCTCGCCGGCCCGGACGCCTTCATGGCGATCAAGGCGGCGAACCAGAAGAACGCCCAGGAGTTCGCCTCGACCGTCGCCCGGGTGATCCCGCGTGGCGACGAACGCGCCGGGCATCTGGTCGATACGCTCCGCCAGTCCGACTACGGCGATCTCGGCGCTCAGGTCGAGATCGGCGGGGCCGGCATAGGTTATCCGTACCCGGCGCACCTGGAGTGGGGCCACCGCAACAAGGACGGCTCACACACGCCCGGCAAGCCCTTCTGGTTCCCGGCCAAGGTGGTGATCGCCAAGCGGGCCCGCCTGCGGGTGCTTCGGGCTCAACGAGCCCTGGTCAAGTCTATCGCCGCGACCGGGGCCACCGAGGGCTGAGCATGGACCCTGGAGCCGCGTTCCACACCGCGCAGGATACGACCCTGCGGGGCTCGGCGACGCTCGCCGGGCTGTTCCCGAACGGGACCGCGCGCATCTACGGGGTCGTGCCGCAGAACGCGCCGCTGCCGTTCCTGCGGATCGGCGATGACCAGATCATCGAGGACAGCGACGAATGCGCCTCGTCCTCCGAGATCATCGCCCAGGTCCACGTCTGGACCCGGCCGGAGCCGCCTGACGTTCAGCTCGGCCGGCAGATCGCCGGGGCGGTCCGCGAGCTGCTCGCGCCGACGCTCGACATCGCCGGGTTCGACACCGTCCTCGCCCTGTTCGTGGACACCCGACACCTCACCGATCCGGACGGGTCCAGTCACGCCGTCCTGACCTTCCGCTACCTCGTGACTGCCATTCCAGGAGGCCCGTGATGGGTGCTGGTCCCTCTCAACCGGTCAAGTACGCCCGAGGCGTCCAACTGCTGATCATGGTCGGCGACGGCGCGACCCCGGAGGTCTTTACCGCATACTGCACGATCAACGCCGCGCGCTCGATTACCGGCGAGGCCGCGACCAACGATTTCAACATCCCCGACTGCGCCGATCCCGACGCGCTCGGCTGGCTGGCCCGCGAGAAGGTATCGCTGAGCTATAGCTGTGAAGGCGCGGGGATTCTGAACACCCCGGACGTGAAGACCTTCACCGACTGGTTGGCTGATCCACTCTCCCGGAACTGCCAGATCGTGGTCGATGTGCCGTCTACGGACGGTGGCGTGGTGTTCGCGGGTCCGTTCCACCTGACCAAATTCGAGATCACGGGCGACCGGGGTTCGAAGATGGAGGCGACCGTCTCCCTGGTGTCGGACGGCGAGATCACGGTCAGCGACAATCCCGACACCTTTGCCGCGACCAAGAACGGCAACGGCAAGAAAGCCAAGGTGCCGCCGGTTGAGGCCGAAGCCGCGTGAGCCGCGACGGATCGATTACCCGGCTCTGGGGAGACGCCGAGCGGACTTTCAGGCTCGGGATCGGCGAGTGGCGGAAGGTCCAGGAGACGTGCGACGCCGGGCCCGGCGAGATCGCGGCCCGGCTCTCAACCTGGGCCGCCGTTCGCGGCCAGCATCCGAACTCGTCATTTCTCGACCTGCTGTCGGTCGGTGGGCTCGGGCGCTGGCGGGTCGATGACGTTCGCGAGCCGATCTATCGCGCCCTGATCGGCGGCGGGATGGACCCGACCAGCGCCGGCCGGCTGCTCCGGGAGCTTCATGACGAGCGCCCGCTGATGGAGAATATCGATCTCGCCCTGGCGATCGTCCTGGCGTCCCTTGTCGGGCCGGCGGAGGAGCCCGTGGGGGAGCCGCAGGGGGACCGGCCAGCGACCGTGGCGGGCTCCCCCGAGGAAAGCTTCGCTTCGCGGACTACTACGGGGCCGGTGCAGTAATCGGCTTCACCCCGGCGCAGGTAGACGCCTGTTCGCTGTGGGAATTCCTGGCCGCCCGAGACGGCTGGATCAAGGCGAACTCGCTCCCCGAAGCGACCCGGCCGCCGACACCTGACGAGCATGACGCTCTGATCGAAAAATGGGGACATTTGCATGTCCACTGAAGTTGATCGGCTGCTGCTCGTCTTTGATGCCGACTTCAAGAAACTAGATGACAAGCTGAATAAGGTCATCGCCAAGAACAAGGCGGCGGCGAAGCAGGTCGAGGAGTCGTGGGCAGGCGCGGGTATCTCGAACGCCCTGGAGAAGGGATTCGCCAATCTCGCCGAGGGCGCTGGCGAGGCGATCCATAGCCTACCGGGGATCGGGCCGGCGCTAAGCGCGCTCGGGCCCGCCGGACTGACCGCTGCGGCAGGCCTTGGTGCCTTCGCGGTGGCGATGGAAAAAACCGAGAAGGCGGTCGATTACGCGGCGGGGATCGCCAAGCTGTCGGAGGAGATCGGGGTCAGCACGACCTTTCTCCAGCAGTTCAACTATGCGGCGCATCAGAGTGATGTCGATGTCGGCGCGGCCGATGCGGCGCTCAAGAACCTGAACGCCACGCTCGGCTCGGTGCAGGGCAATCTGCCGCGCGCGAAGCAGCTCGCGAGCGTCTTCACCGGCGCGCTCAAGCTGACGCCCGACCAGCTTCGCAGTTTCCACGATGTCGGGGACTTCCTCCCGGTCCTGGCCGATCGGATCAAGGCCGCTGGGACCGCCGCCGAGCAGGCGGCTATCGCGAAGAAATTCGGGGTCGAAGACCTCCTGCCGTTGCTCAAGCAGGGCGGCGACGCCTTCCGGCATCTTGCCCAGGAGGCGCTTGATCTCGGGATCGTGCTCGACAACTCGACAATAATAAAGGCTGAGGAGGCCAAGAAAAAGCTAGCGGAGCTAGACGACGTTACCAAGGCGAAGACGATGGCTACTTTCGCTCAGTTCGCCGATACCTTGGCTTGGCTAAAGACGGTTATTACCGATGTTCAAGCCGCGTTTCTCAACCTGATCGCGGCGATGACGAACACCGGCCCGCTAGAGGACCGGATCAAAGACCTCCAGGCCGATATCAAGTCGTTCGAGGATACCGGGCTCGCCGAGCTGCCCGGGATCAAGAACCTGATCGATAGCTACAAGCGTCAGGTCGATACCCTGAAAATTCAACAGGGTATCCAGGCGATCCTTGGCGCGCCGAGGAAAACCGAAGGCGGCAACAAGCCCGTCGTGCTGCCGACCGCCGCAAAGAAACGGCAGGATGACTTTCTCCAGCGCGAAGACGAACTGAACAAACAGTTCGACGCGGCTTACACCGACTTCCTGAATACCTGGAAGGATATGCGGACGACGACTGAGGGTCGCGCCGAAATCCAGAAGCTGATCTTCCAGGCCGAAAGCGACAGTCTTGACGCGGCGGTAAAGGAACGGAGCGACAAGATCGATGCGGCCCTCAAGCAAGGGTCCATCACCAAGGCCGAGCACGACATCCTGATCACCCGCCTGGGCGAGGTCGCGGACGAGCAGAAAAAGGCGCTCGCGACCAAGGTGGACCTCGACGCGATCCGGACCCAGCAGCAGTTGGCGGACGAGCGGACGCAGCTCAGCAGCAACGCGCTGGAGCTTCAGGCCCAGGCGCTCCAGGACGCCGAGTCCCTGGCCAAGACCCAGAAGGATCGCCGCGCGATCGAGCTGCGGCTGCTCGACCTCGCCGAACAGAAGGAACGGCTAGAGCTTCAGGCGATCATCGACAGCAAGACGGCGGCGGAGACTGACAAGCAGATCGCCCGGGCGAAGCTCGACGCGCTCGACCAGCAGCACGGGCTCAAGGTCCAGCAGATCGAGCAGCAGACCGCCGGTCCGCTGGAGGACTACTTTTCCAAGCTGCCGAGCACCGTCAATCAGGTTGACGAGGCGATGCAGAACCTCGCGGTCCACGGCCTGCAAAACGTCGTGGACGGACTAACGGCGGCGATCACCGGAACGGAGTCCTGGGGCGAGGCGGTCAAGAACGTCCTCGCGTCTATCGCCGCCGACTTCATCAAGCTCCAGTTGGAGAGCGCCCTAGGCGGACTGTTCAAGACCGCCGCGAACCCGTTCGCCGGACTCCTGACCGCCGCGACCGGCATCCTTTCGTCGCCTTCCGGGG